TTAATTTTGGTGGAACAAATACTTATTCTGTTTCATCTGGCAATACAGATGGGACCTATGGAAATTTTGAATATTCAACAACAATAACTGGCGATGGTGCAAGTAAAACTTTTAAAGCACTTAACACAAAAAACCTAGCGGAGTATGGATAATGGCTTTACATTCGTTACACTCATGCAAAGAAATTAAAGGAGACCTTTAATGGCTTATACAACTATAGATAACCCAGAACTTTATTTCCAAACAAAGTTATATACTGGAAATGCAACAGATGATACTGCCATTACTTTAGATGGCTCTGAAAATATGCAACCTGATTTGATATGGACTAAAGAAAGAAGTCAAGCTGGAAACCATAACCTTTTTGATTCTGTCAGAGGAATTTCTAAAAGACTAAGAACTGAAACTAATGCCGCTGAAGGAACTTTAGACCCTGTCAATCAAATAAAAAGTTTTGATAGTGATGGATTTACATTAGGAACAAATAATGGAAGTAATGAAAATTCAGTAACTTTTGTATCATGGAATTGGAAAGCTGGAACATCATTTAGTAATGATGCAAGTTCAACATCAATAGGAGATATAGATAGTTCAGGAAGTGTATCACAAATATCAGGTTTTTCAATTTGTTCATACGCTGGAAGTGGATCATCTGGTGATACAATAAAACATGGGCTCAGCACAGCACCAAAAATTATTATAATAAAAAAAAGAAGTGCTTCTGATAATTGGACTATGTTAAATACAAATATTGATTTAAATACACACTTGCATTTGAACACTACTGATTCGGCAGTTTCCGATCCAATGTTTACCAATACTGCTCCAACAACAAGTGTATTTACTGTTGATAGCGATGGTCAAGTTAATGAAAGTGGACACACATTTATTGCTTATTGTTTTAGTGAAGTCAAGGGATACAGTAAGCTAGGATTATACAAAGGAAATGGAAATGCAGATGGAACATTTGTTTATACAGGATTTAAACCAGCTTGGGTTCTGATGAAAGCAACAACTGCAGGTGAACATTGGAATTTGCATGATAATAAAAGAGACCCTATAAATGTTTGTGATGCAGGATTAAAAACAAATGAAAGTAATCAAGAAGAAGATGCTGATAGGTTAGATTTTGTAAGTAATGGTTTTAAACATAGATCATCAAGTGGTGGTTACAATAGTTCAAACACTTTTATTTATATGGCTTTCGCAGAAGCGCCGTTTGTTAATTCTAATGGAGTTCCTGTAAACGCAAGGTAAAATATTATGTTACAAAAAGTAAATTTTCAACCAGGATTTAATAAACAAGTAACCGCAACCGGAGGTGAAGGCCAATGGATAGAAGGTGACAATGTTAGATTTAGATATGGTACACCTGAAAAAATAGGGGGTTGGGCTCAATTAAGTTCTGTTGATATAACAGGACGTAACACAGCGCTACACCATTTTGTAAATGCTAGTGGTATTAAATATGCAGCGTTAGGCACAAATAGAATATTATATGCTTATTCTGGTGGTATTTTTTATGACATACACCCAATTAAATCCACTACAACTTTAACATCTGCATTTTCTACAACTAATGGATCTGCAACTGTTACAATAACTTTTGCATCTGCACACAATATAAATAAAGGTGATATTATTTTATTAGATAGTTTTACATCTATTACTAACTCTGGTTTTTTATCAGGTGATTTTGACAACAAAAAATTTCAAGTAAAAACTATACCTACAACTACTACACTAACAGTTAGTATGGCATCTAACGAATCAGGATCAGGTGCATCAACATCTGGTGGTATTCGTGTTAAACATTATTATCCTGTCGGACCAGCAGTTGAGGTTGCAACAACAGGTTGGGGCCTTGGATCATGGGGTGGTGTAGCACAAGGACAATTTACATCAACATTATCATCAGGAATAAATGCATCAGTTACATCATTAACTATGGCAAGTTCAACATCGTTTCCATCATCAGGTACAGTACAGATTGGTTCTGAACTAATTACTTATACAGGGAATAGTGGAGGCACACTATCTGGATTAACGAGAGGTGCAACAGGGACCACGGCTGCAACACACTCATCAGGTGCAACAGTTACAGATGCATCTGAATTTTTTGCATGGAATGGATCTACTTCTGGAGATATTGTAACAGCACCAGGTTTATGGTCATTAGATAATTTTGGTAACAAACTTATTGCAACTATATCAGGAGGAGAAACATTTGAATGGGATTCCGATCCAACAGGTGCAACAGGAACAAGAGCAACTATACTTGCTAATGCACCTACATCATCTAGTTTTAGTTTAGTATCTACACCGGATAGACACTTAATATTTTTTGGAACAGAAACAACTATTGGTACATCAAGCACAAGAGATGAAATGTTTATACGATTTTCGGACCAAGAATCTATTAATGAAACAACGTCTTATGCACCATCGGCTACTAACACCGCAGGTACACAAAGACTTGCAGATGGATCTAAAATTGTAGGAGCAATTAGAGGTCGTGATGCAATTTATGTATGGACAGATACTGCACTATTTATTATGAGATTTGTTGGTGCACCTTTTACTTTTTCATTTCAACAAGTAGGTACTAACTGTGGATTGATAGGACAGAACGCAGCCGTAGAGGTTGATGGTTCTGCTTATTGGATGTCAGAAAATGGTTTCTTTAGATACACAGGTAAACTAGAATCACTTGCATGTTTAGTTGAAGATCATGTTTACGATGATATAAATACAATTCCAAAACAACATATTAATGCAGGTCTTAATAACTTGTTTGGTGAAGTTATGTGGTTTTATCCTAACTCAGGATCAGGAACTGTTAACCGTATGGTTTGTTATAACTATCTTGACTCCACACCAGAACGGCCAGTGTGGACAACAGGAACTTTAGCAAGAACTGCGTGGCAAGACTCAGCTGTATTTGGTAAACCACATGCAACAGAATATAATAGTGGTGATACAACAGCAACTACAAACAAAGATCATGTTATTGGATGCACGGATGGAACATCTACATACTTTGAACACGAAAAAGGATTAGATGAAATAAAAGAAGGTGCAACAAATTCTATTGTTGCAAACATACAATCAGGAGATTTTGATATAGGTAATCAAGGTTTACAAGGTGATGGTGAATTTATGATGAAAATTAGAAGAGTGTTACCGGATTTTTTATCACAAACAGGAGATAGTGTTGTTACATTAAATCTAAAAGATTTTCCTAATGATACAGCAGCAAGCTCATCACTTGGTCCGTTTACTGTAAATAGTTCTACACAAAAAATTGACACACGTGCTAGAGCTAGATCAATATCATTAAAAGTATCTAATAGTAGTACAAGTCAGTTTTGGAAACTAGGTACATTTAGATTAGACATACAACCGGATGGTAGAAGATAATGGCTAGAATAGTACAATCACTTACACAACCTGCTAAAGATTATGATGAACAAATACAACAATCTTTAGTTAGAGATATAGATAGTATTGTGCAAAAATTAAATACAACATTTCAACAAGATTTAAAAGAAGAAGCAGAAGCGGAGGCATATTTCTTTGGCTAATACATTTATAAATAAAAAAGTAGATTTGACTACAACAAGTGCTACTACATTATATACAGTTCCATCTGCTACAACATGTATTATAAAATCTATATTAGTGTCAGAAGACTCAGGTAACGCAGATACTATAACTGTAACCATTACTGATACAGCAACAGCTGTGTTTAGTTTATTTAAGACAAAATCAATATCTGCTAATGGGACCACGGAACTATTGACAGCACCTCTTGTATTAGAGGAAAGTGAAATATTAAAAGTAACAGCAGCTACAGCAAATAGGCTACATGTAGTGTTATCTGCTTTAGAAGTTAAAAAAAGAACTGTTACAACATAGGCTTGATTTACTTGACAAAAACAAGTAATGTAAGAAACCACAGGTTAAAATCCTGCTTTTAAACTAACGTAAAAAATTATATGAAAACAGGATTAGAATCACTAGATACAGGCGCACCAGAAATTACCTACTCAGGTAACGAAGGACCTAAATCACCACAACAAATGCAACAGATGCAACGAATGCAAATGGCTGAACTAGAAGAAGAGTATGATGCATATGTTGATGACATGATAGAGCAAGGTATTGAGCCAATGTCCATGCAACAGTTCTTAGAACAGATTGCAATTGAAGCACAAATGAGTTCTAACGAAGAAGGTATTGGTGGCATGATGGAAGACCCAAGACAGATGGCTGCTAATGGTGGTGTTGCCATGCAGGGTGGAGTTAGAAATTATCTTGGTAAACAAAAAACTGTTTCTGATGTTCCGTTAAAATGGCAATCAGGATCAGATAAACCTGCTACAGAATTAGCTTACATTACAAAAGCAGAAAAAGATTTATTACTTAAAAAAGATATACATGGATCATTAAAAAAAGGACCTAATAAAGGACCGGAAGGTATTATGTCTTTGGACAGTGCTGGAGATAAAGATGGGCCAGTTGGAGGTTTTTCAGGAGCAGATGTAAGTGCCGCAGAAAGAGGAGAAACACCTTCAAGCATGACACCTAGTCAGGCTTCAGGTTTTCGTGCTGGAGTTGTAGCTGCTGGAGGAGGAGCTAAAAGCAGTGACACTGATGCTATAAAAAAAGAAGCTGAAAAAATATCTGCACAAGTAGCACAAAGAAAAGCAGAACAAGACAAAGCAACACAAGAAAAATTTAATTTAAGAAAAGCTTTTAAAAAATTTAATCAAGTTAGATATAATTTAGCAAGAGGTTTACCTGGAGCAACAGAATCATCTTTTAATAATTTAAAAGATTATAGAGATTATTTAGAATCTCAAGGCGTAAATCCTGATACAATAAATAGATTAATGGAAGGTGTTACAAAAGATAAAGCTATAGGTTTTGATAAATTTCAAGAATTAGCTTACGGTTACGAACCTAAAGGAATTACTGATATAGATAAATTAAGAGAACTATTTGGATCTGTAGATGAGTCTGGAAAATACAAACCACCGACAACAAGAGGACCTTTTGATAAAATAACAGCTGTACCACAAAATTTTTCTGATTTTATGTTAACTAAAAAAAATAATCCTAATTTATTTGCTGCTGGTAATGTTGGAAATTTTATGGATATGCCTAAACCTAAAGATTTGGTTAATCCTAATACAGGTGAACTGTATACAAACTCAGAATGGAATGATCTTAAAAGAGAAATAGGTCAAGACCGAGGGTTGACTGGTAGTAGTAGAGATGACACTCCAAGAACCATGACTACACCAAGTGATCCCGGTGACCCTAATGACCCTGATGATCCAGCTAATCCAACTATACCTACAGATCCAGTTACAGGTCAATATTTAAATCAATATTTAATACCAGGTGCAAGTAGTTTTTATTCTAACCTACCTTCTACAATGTTTAATCCAACAACTAATATGTTAACACTAGCAGATGGCGGTAGAGCCAATTACGCTGGTGGAGGGATCGCGGACCTTAGACAAGGATACTTCTTAGGTAAAATTGTTAAATCAATTACAAAACCATTTAAAAAAGCATTTAGAGGATTTAAGAAAATAGCTAAAAGTCCAATGGGTAAGATGGCACTGTTAGCATTAGGTGGTTATTATCTTGGCGGTGGTACAAAGTTAGGTGGATCACTGTTTGGTAATCAAGGTTTTGGTACGTCTAGACTAGCTAGTATGTTTACTGGCGGCGGTGGCCCTAAATTTAATTTAGGCGGTTTTTCAAAAGTAGGAGAAGGTTTTAAAAATATAGCAAAATCAGCATTTAAACCTGAAAATGCTTTTGGAACAATTACAGCTTTATCGGGATTGTCTGGTTTATATACAAACTATATAAATAATAAAAGAGAAGATGAATCAATGGAAGAGTATCAAAGAAGATTAGAAGAAGAACGTAGAAACTTTGCACCTATTCCAACAGACTTTGTTCAATTTGCAGCTAACGGTGGACGTATGGGTTTTGCAGATGGTGGTGATGATGATGATGATGAAAGTTTTAGACAAAAAGCATTAGGTGCTTTGTATTCTATGAAACGACCACAGTTTTCAATGGGTGGTGGTGCAGGTATGCCTCCGGTGACAATGATGTCAGAAGGTCA